GACAAGAGATTGTTTGGTCAGGAACGTTTCCCGGCAGGGCAGAAATATCTCATCGTCACTGAAGGTGAATTTGATGCGATGGCAGCCTATCAGATGATGCAGGGAAAGACACCATGCGTGTCTGTATGTAATGGTGCGCAGAGTGCCGTGAAAGACTGTAAGGAAAACTACGACTATCTTGATAGCTTTGAAAGTATTGTGTTTGCTTTTGATGGCGATGCTGCTGGGTTAGAAGCACAAGCCAAGTGTTGTGAATTATTCTCCCACAAAGCCAAATACATGATACATCCAGAAGGTATTAAAGACCCTAATGACTATCTGTTAAAGAACAAGACAGCAGACTTTGTACAGGGATTTTGGAGAGCAGAGAAATGGACACCTGATGGGATTGTCTGTGGATCTGCTTTGTACGATGAAGTGATGAAGCCGTTGGAGAAAGCCGATTGTTTCTATCCTTTTGATGGATTGAACGACTTGACATATGGCATACGTAAGCATGAGCTAGTGACAGTGACAGCCGGGAGTGGTCTTGGTAAGAGTCAATTCTTACGTGAAGTGATTTGGAGCATCCTACAATCAACAGATAGTAATGTTGGCTGTATGTTCCTGGAAGAATCAATCCGTAAGACAGGCTTATCCTTAATGTCCTTGGCTGCAAATAAGCCTTTACACCTACCCGATGCCGTAGTTACACAGAAGGAGAAAGACGATGCTTTCGCTCAGACACTTGGTACAGATCGTTTGTATTTCCTTAATCATTTCGGTAGTGGTGACGTTGATAGTATCGTCAATCATGTTCGCTACCTGGCCAAAGCTATGGGATGTGAGTATGTGTTCCTTGATCATATTTCTATCGTTGTCAGTGCTCAAAATAACGGGGATGAACGAAAGGCCATAGATGAGATTATGACCAAGCTCAGAATGCTTGTACAAGAAACAGGAATCAGTTTGATTTGTGTCTCTCACTTGAAGCGTCCTGAGACTAAAGGACATGAGGAAGGGGCTGCAACAAGCCTGGCTCAATTACGTGGATCTGGATCAATTGCCCAGCTATCAGACATGGTGATAGGCTTGGAACGTAATGGACAAGCTGATGATGTACGTGAACGCAACACAACATATGTACGTGTCCTGAAGAACAGATTTGCAGGGATTACAGGGAAAGCATGTGCATTGCTTTACAGCTTGCATACTGGTAGAATGACTGAAGTGGAAGAGGAAGAAGACTTGTGAGTAATTTAACCAAGCCTGATAGTTATACACGCAGAACAGAGAAAATATGTTCAAAATGTAATAAGACACTTCCGATTGAATGTTTTTACTTTAAAACAGCTAAGAGCACTCTTAAATCAGGCGATGTTAAAACATACTACTACCCAAGACACTTATGCATCTCTTGTTATACTGATGATTATCACAACCGCAGAGAGTCTAAAGCGTTTATGCACCACAAGTATGGAATAACAAACCATACCTTTGATGAAATGTTGTCCAATCAAAATAATCAATGTGCAATTTGCAAAATTGATCATGATGAATGGAAAGAACAATCAGGAACTCGTTTTTGTATTGATCACTGCCATTCATCCAAGAAAATTAGAGGACTACTATGTATGAAATGCAACACTGCTCTTGGGCATTTTAAAGATGATGTGGTATCATTGCAGAACGCCATAAAATATTTAAGGACACCTGAATGAGTGAACGTAAACGCTTTGATCGTGAACTGTTTGAGAAGTATGACAAGGCAGCCAGGGAAGTGACAACAAGGGTGTTGAAGGCTAAGGGATACGATGTTGTAGAACATCCTGATCGCTATGCACAAGACCTGATCGCATACATGCCCCTGGATGACTATGAATTCCATGTTGAATGTGAAGTGAAGCGTGTGTGGAAGGAAGACAAGTTTCCATACGACTCTGTACAACTTCCAACACGTAAAGAGAAGTTCTTTGACGGGAAGACACAATTTTTTATTTGGAATCTGCCGATGACGCATGCGGCTACATTCTGGTGTTTTGACGTAAAAGACTTGACACCTGTTGAAGTGCCAAACAAATACATGTATAAAGATGAATACTTCTTTCAGATTCCTTTAGACAAGGTGGAATTTATCAGTGTTGACGCTTGACATTGAAACAGACAGCAAACAGACAGTGATTTGGTGTTGCTGTTGCCAAGATGTCAACACAGGCGAGATGTACACATTCACCTCGCCCGAAGGCTTGCAAGAATTGATTGACAGCCATGATAAAATTATTATGCATAATGGTATTTCCTTTGACGCATATTGGTTGCGTATCTTGTGGAATATCAAAATCATGCCAAGCAAAGCTATAGACACTCTCATCATGTCTAGGCTGCTTGATCCTACGTTACAAGGCGGTCATAGCCTACGTGCCTGGGGTGAACGTCTTGGTGAAAACAAACTCGACTTTGAGGACTACGATGGTGGATTGTCTGAAGAGATGGTGCTCTACTGTCAGAAGGACGTTAGAGTCACGACAGCTTTATTTAGAACTCTCAAGGATTCCTTTAAGGAATGGAAGAATGCGGGACAGAGCCTTGAATTGGAGCATAAAACAGCGATTGAGATGGCTAAACAAGAGCGAAATGGTTTTAAACTGGATGTACCTCAAGCTCAAGTATTATATGCTCAATTATCAGATAGAATGTCTGTTATTGAAGAGCAGATGCAAGACGTGTTTCAACCGATTGTTGAAGAGCGTTGGTCTGAGAAGACAGGCAAGCGACTAAAAGACAAAGTGACAGTGTTCAATCCAGGCAGCCGTAAGCAGATTGCACATCGTCTACAGCAACTTGGATGGAAACCACAAAAACATACAGAGAAAGGATCTGTTGTTGTTGATGAGACAACATTAGAAGATGTACAGATTCCTGAAGCAAAGCTCATTGCAGAATATTTGATGATACAAAAACGTGTCGGTCTGATCGACTCATGGCTAAAACATGTCGATAAAAACACAGATCGTGTACATGGCGGTGTCATCAGTAATGGTGCTGTGACCGGACGCATGACACATCACAGTCCCAACTTGGGACAAGTGCCTAGTGTCAATAAACCATACGGTGTTGAATGCCGTAGTTTGTGGACAGTGGACAAGGGTAATGTTCTTATAGGTACAGACCTTTCTGGGGTAGAATTGAGATGTTTGGCGCATTATATGCAAGACCAAGAATGGCAAGAAGAATTATTGAATGGCGATATCCATCAGAAGAATGCTGATGCTGCAGGTATCTCAAGGCCACAGGCCAAGACACTGATATATGCAACGCTTTATGGGGCTGGCCCGGCCAAGATTGGTAGTATTGTTGATGGTGGTGCAAGAGAAGGAAGTGAAATCCTGCAACGCTTTTATGCAAACACTCCAGCACTATCACGTCTTATGGAGAAAGTAAGGAAGGTTGCTGAGAAAGGCTATGTACCAGGCTTAGACGGCAGACGTATCATTGTCCGATCTGAACATGCAGCCTTAAACAGTTTGCTACAGGGATGTGGTGCTATCATTGCAAAGCAATGGTGTGTTGAAGCACACAAGGCTATCAAGCAAAACAAATTAGATGTACGACAGGTTGCGTTCGTACATGATGAAATCCAGATGGAAGCATCTGCTCAACATGCTGAGCAAATTGCAAACATCATGGTGGAGTCAGCCAGACAAGCTGGACTGACATTGGGGTTTCGGTGTCCTGTTGACGCTGAAGCAAAAATAGGAAATAATTGGTATGACACACACTAATGTGTTATAATATTATCTACTCACCAATAGGAGAATGAGTATGAGCAATCAAGTAAAGTTTAACGCCACACTTATGTGGGGCTACTTGGACAAGAAGGATGAAGAGGGATCGCCACAAGCGTCTCAATATCCTGACGGCAAGTACAAAGTCACTCTCACCAATCTCAATGAAGCTGCAGTGAATGCGATTAATTCACTCAACATCAAAAACCCGCCAAAAGCTCATAAATCTGATGAGTATGGCATGGTATTAACACCTAAATCAATCATCCCGATTGAACTGGTAGATGAGAATGGTGTGGAAATTCCTGGTAGTAAAGTAGGATGGGGTACGAAAGCATCCGTTCTGCTTGGATACTACGATTGTAAGTATGGACGCTTTCCTTCTATTAAGAAGATTGTTGTTACAGAACTTGTATCACCGCCAGAGCCTACTGAGGCTGAACCCGCTGCTGAAGAAGACGCTCTGTAATGTCGTATAGTGTAGCGATCATTGATGCAGATATCCTTGTTTATCGTTTTGGCTTTGCCACAAACAACGACAGCGAGGATATGGCAATACGTACCATTGCTCATTTCTTAGAAGATTTGGTAATGATAGATTTGCCACACTGTCAGCGATGGTCATTACACCTCACTGGCAAAGGCAATTTCAGGGATGAGATTGCCGTCACAGCCCCGTATAAGGGGAACAGAAAAGACGCAGAAAAGCCTAAGCACTATAAGTTGATTAGGGACTATCTCGTCTATTCTTGGGACGCTGTTATTTGGCAAGGAATGGAAGCAGATGATGCCATTGCTATTGAAGCAACAGAGCTAGCTGGGGAAGGTGTCATCGTTTCTCTTGATAAAGACCTAGATCAAGTTGTGGGCTGGCACTACAACTTTGTCAAGGACAATCTTTATTATATCAACCAGGAAACAGCCGACTTCAACTTCTATAAGCAATTCCTTGTTGGTGATACCGTAGACAACATCAAAGGTGTGTATGGTATTGGCCCTAAAAAAGCTGAGAAGCTGCTTGAAGGTAAAACACCAACGGAAATGTGGGAAGTGATTGTTGAGCATTTAGGATATGATAGGGCTATGGAGAATGGCCGATTATTGTATATGCTCAGAAGTGTTAACGATACGTTCACACCACCTGTTGAGGTGACAACGTGACTCGTGGAGTTAAAAACAAAGCAGGAAACACTTGGACAACGGCAAGGTATTTTAGTTTCATACGTTCGGCCCTCAGACGTGCCTGGACTAAATACCCTGTCCGTTACCAAGTGATGGACAAGGCAAGGAAGCCTTATTCAGGGAAGGATAAACGTACCAAGTGGGTGTATGAATGTGCTCAGTGTAAAAAGCTGTATAAATCTACAGCGATTAATATTGATCACATCACACCCGCAGGTACTCTTACAAAGTATTCTGATCTGCCTAAGTTTGTAGAACGTTTGTTCTGCGAGGCAGACAATCTGCAGGTGTTGTGTAAAACCTGTCATGATGTTAAGACAAAAGAGGAACGAAAGAAATGAATCCATTTGATGATGAAGACAAGATTTACATGACATTTGAATTACGTGGTCATGGTAAGGAACAAATCATTCGCTGTGAATATGATGAAGCGGTGCATTGGAGTGAAGTGATTGATGATGTTGTCAAGCAAATAGAAGCATCGTGGGGATACACCTTAGATCTTCCAGGTGAGCTTGGTGTTTATTATAAGGGAAAGGAACATGGCTAATGATGTACAAGTTGGAGGAAATCATTACACCTCTAAGTCTGTGCAGCCTTGGGAAGCAATGGAGTCCTGGATGTCTGAAGAGGCATTTAAGGGCTACATCTGGGGTAATGTAATCAAATACATGGCAAGATGGGAAGACAAAGGCGGTGTTGAAGATCTGAAAAAGGCTCAACACTATCTTGACAAACTCATCTCTATAGTGTAAAATAGTAGGTTCGCATCGGAAATGATCACGATTGAAGAACTCAAAGAAAGACTGATGCAATTAGACGAGACACTGCTTGTGGAGCGTCTTGAAATAACATCAGAAGACATAGTGAATAGATTTTCTGATTTTATAGAAAACAATTATCAAGACCTTATCGGAGAATTTGATGACTCAACACCTTGGGATAACGATTGACTATGAACGGGACTCTCGCCTCAGTGAACAAGCAATTACGCTCATGCGTGACTACTAT